GTACGTATGGAAATGGTGATGGTAAAGACGCCTCACACAAAGGGGGAAAAATCGTGGGATTTGAAAAGGAATCAACCAATCGTGGTAGAGCTGAAAAAAGTCGTTTGAAGAAGGAATCCGTAAATGAAGCTAAAATAGCACATAGTAAAGGTGGATACGTAGAAGTAGGGAAATGGTATTTACTTAATTATGGAAAATGGAAAGACACCGTTAAAGTAGTGAGTATAGACTCTAAAGGAATGAAAGTTTATAATCCAAATGATAATTGGAGATACACCATACCAATGACTATGATAAAGAAGAAAAAGATTGGTGGATATATGACTCCGATTGACGAATCCGTAAATGAAGCCGTAAAATTTGATAGTATTCAACCAAAAGATACCATAGATTATGGTTATGCTCAGTATTATGTTGCGAAAAATGATGGTAAAAATATTCATATGGGTTTAGTTGCTAAAAAGAAAGCAACTGGTGGAATGTTTGCATCTGATGCAAAATTATCTAAATCAAATTTTGATAGTCAAATAAGAGTAAAATTTATTAAGAGGGTTTTGAGAAATGGAAAACCACTTAAAGAATCCGTAAATGAAAAAATTTCAAAAGAAGAATGGTCAGAATATCCGAAATACGCAAGAAAATTAAAACCATATATGAGAAGACTTCTTAAAATACCTGTAAAGGTTAGAGTTATAAAACAGGCAAACCACAATCCCTGGATTGACGTAAGAGTAGCAAGATCCGGAAAAGATGTAATACCAAATGATTTTAGAAAAAGGGCATTGAAAGTAATCGGTGGTGGTAGAGCTAGAGATATGGATAACATTAATTATGGAAACATAAGGACAGGTTCAGTCTCATTAAAATATGACGAATGGGTAAAATTGTTAGGAAATAAAGTAAAATGAAAATAACTAAAACACAACTAAGAGAAATCATTAGAGAAGAATTGTTAAAGGAACAAATGAATCTTAAAAGTGCATATTATGAACTTGGTGATGCAGTTGAAAATTTTGAGTGGTTTGTTGGAAGAAATACTGATACTAGAAAAGATGCAAAATTAAAAAAACATGCACAGACTCTCAAAAAAATAGTTACTATGATTTATAGACACTTAGAAAAAAATCATTCAGGGTGGGATTAAAATGAAAATAACAAAAGCAGCTATACATAGAATGATTGGTGAAGAACTTGAACGAGTGATACATGAGGGGTTTGGTGGAGAGTTGAATGAGAAGGACAGAGCTGAATTTGAAAAGGTTCGAATGAGTAATGCAGAAGTTCTTGGATATAAATTGACAGGGAAACCTGATGTAAAATTAAAACAAGAAGAAAAATTAACGAATGGAAAATCTAAACATATTAAAAAAGCTATTTAATTTAATACGGAGGTTATTTATGGCAAATAATGAAACACTAACTACATTTGATGAAATAATTGATTTAACTTTAGAACACGAGGGTGGATATGTTCACGATCCGAGTGATTTAGGGGGCGAAACCAATTTTGGTATAGCAAAGAGATTTTATCCTGATGTAGATATCAAGAACCTTACTAAAGAAGGTGCTAAAGAAATCTATAAAAAAGATTATTGGGATAAGAATAAAATAGATGATGTATCTGATAATTTAAAACATATTTATTTTGATATGTGTGTAAATCAAGGTAGAAGAACAGCAGTAAAGATTTTACAAAGTGCAATCAATGGTAAGGGTGGTAAAATATCAGTCGATGGAGGATTTGGGCCAGGTACTAAGGCAGCATTGTCAAAATATAATCCATCTGTAGATAGAGTTCGTTGTTATCGTCTAAAACACTATTATGATTTAGTGAATAGAAAACCAGAACAAGAGAGATTTATATTTGGATGGTATAAGAGAGCACTTTCAGTATAACTTAACGGAAAATACAAGTGAATAAATTAACTGAATGGTTAACTAAACCCCTGATAGAAGAAGATATAAATATACCAGTTAATATTGGTGATACTATTCTTGTTGGTAAATTTAAAAACAAGAAAATGAAAATCAAAGATATTGGTAAAGATGACCACGGCATGCCAACTATCAATGGTAGAAAAGCTGCCACATTCAGAATACATAAAACAGTTAATATATTTGACGAAGATACTATAGATGAAAGTAAAAAAGAATTTGTAATTTGGGGTATTCCTCCAGGTAAGAAACACGAAGATATACTTTATACAAAGGCTAAATCACATTCCGAAGCTAAAAAGATAATAAAAATATTAACTAAGAAACACGGAGTTACGAAAGCTCGAATACAAGTTTTAGATATGGCACAAGACCCAAAAGATATTTGGAAAGCAGATGATTTATTTGAAGGAAAAAATGATCCAGGAATATTCAAAGCAGTATTTCTTGCAGGTGGGCCAGGTAGTGGAAAGTCATATGTTGCTGGTGGATTGTTTGGAATACCCGATAAATTAACCACTTCAGCATACGGATTAAAACTTGTTAATCAAGATACAGAATTAGAAATGTTTTTGAAAAAGTATTTTGGTACAACAGATTTAGATAATATGTCAAATGATTTATTTAGACAGATTACAGACCCAAGTTATAGTGCACATATGGGAGTGAGAACACACGCTAAAGCATTGAGTAAACAAAGATTAAAGTTATATTCAAAAGGTAGACTTGGTGTTATTATTGATGGTACTGGTCATAAATTTTCAGATGTAAAAAAAGAACGACAAAAATTGATTGATTTAGGTTATGATACCTATATGGTATTTGTTAATACTTCATTAGAAGTTGCACAAATGAGAAATAAATTAAGAGATAGAGTTTTACCATCTGAACTTGTAGAAAAGTATTGGAATAATGTTCAAAAAAATATGGCATACTTTCAAGGATTATTTGGTGGGTCTAACTTTATGTTAGTAGATAATAATGCTACCTTGAATCCAAAACAAGCACAGAGAAAATTCAATATGTTGGTTAGAAAGGGAATTAGTAAATTTATTAAAAAACCAATAAAAAGTAAACAGGCTAAAAAGTGGTTAGATAAACAAAAGATTACAACCGAGATGTTAAATCCACCAAATTATCTTGATAATCAGGCACCCACACCCGTTAATTCACCAGATGATGAAAATTTAGTTAGTCGTGGAAAAAGAACAAAAAAATCAGGTCAACCAAAATTTGGAACTTTTAGAAAAGAATCTATTGGTGGTGCACCAAGTGTAAAGAAAGTTAATAAAGTAAAAAAACAATTAGATAAACAACGAAAAGATGATGAATATCGTAAAGTAGATGAATGTATTGCAATAGCTAAAAAATTTGGTGATGATATTGTAATAGGTAAAAACCGAGATAGAAATTATAATCCAAATCTAAAAGTAGTTAGGGAACTAACTGGTTATGGTGTGGAGTTATGTTATATGATAGACCAAGATACAGATTGGTCAGAAGGAATGAATTCTCATGGAATAGGAATTGTAAATTCAGCACTATTTGTAAAACGAGATGAGAAAGATTTTGATAAAGCAAAGAAAAAGAAGGCTATGTCTAAAGATGGTGTAAGAATCAGAGAGGCACTTTCTAAAACGACTTTAAAAGATGCAGTTGAATCACTTATAACATATCATGGTGGTATTAAGGGACATACATTAATTAGTGATGGAAATAAATTAGTTGAAATAGAAAATACAAGTAGAGTTAGTCCTTATGTGAAAATACAAGATTTAAAACAACCAGTAGTTAAGTCAAATCACGGGATTTATCATCCAGAACAAGGATATACTAGTGGAACAGATAGACATTCTTCTGTAGTGAGATTGAATAATTCTTTAGAGATATTAACTAAAGAAAAAGATTACAAGAAGGTATTTCCATCGTTTTATAATCATAAACAAAATGAAGGCCCCAAATATGATTTAGTTAGGGCACAAAATAAACTCTGGACATCAAGTCAGTTAATGATGAATTTAAATAAAAAAGAAGTGACTTTATATTTGATACCAGGAGCGGTTAAATTTTTAGGAATTGAGAATACTTTACCAAGCGATTATGAATCAAAAATTAAATTAAAAGTTCGTCAATATGAACATTCTCCAGGTGATAAATACGACACATACGTTACTACAGATAAGGCAGAGAAGAAAAGTGCAATTAAAGATACTGGAGTGACTGTTGAAAAACTTAATAAAACGCTTGACTTATATACTAAAAATGTTGTATATTCCATTAGTGAGAAAAGTGAAGCCACAACTAATGTGATAGAAGAAAAATCAAAAATTAAAAAAGTCGTAGGTGTATACGGTGGACGGTTTCAACCGTTTGGGCCCCACCATTTGAAAACCTATAAATGGTTAGAAAAACAAGTTGATGTAGCATATATCACTACATCTGATATAAAACAACCACCAAGACATCCAATGAACTTTAAGGAAAAAGTTCGTCATATGAAAAAAATGGGTATACCATCTAATCGTATTATAAAAGAAAGAACACCTTATGTTGCTAAAAACACATTAAATAAATTTGATGAAGAAACAACTGCAGTAATTTACATATTTGGTGAAAAGGACGCCGATAGATTAACGGGTGGAACAAAGAAAAGTGGTGGAAAAACTTATTATCAAGATTATAAAAAGAATAAAAATAACATGAGTGGATACGAGGAACACGGATACATTCATACAGCACCACACGTTTCAGTTAGAGTTGGTGGAAAGGAAGTAAGTGGAACTACTATAAGACAACTACTTGGTTCACCTGAATTTGAAAAGAATAGAGAAAAATTATTTAAAAAGGCATTCGGATACTTTGATAAAGGGGTATTCCAAATGATGACTAATAAATTTAAAAAATTATTTGAAGTATATGATGGGTTTTTAGTTAATAATCCAAATATTATACCAAAATTATTAAAAGAAGTTGCTAATAGTGGTATGTTTCCTACGGATGACGGCCCACCAACATTTTATGATGGATTTGAGGATTACAAACGAGTTACAAAATCTTGGATTGAAAATATGTATTCTCATGAACAAATCAATGATACGGGTTGGGATTTATTGAGTTATATTATAAGTGATTCTGCAAAAGATCCAGGACTTGATTATACAACTTCAAAAAACATAGTTCCGGCAGTGGCATATGGTAAAAAAGGAGCTGGAGCCTACGGTGAAAGATTTGGTAAGACAAATCCAATAGAGGCATATAAAGATAGAATAAAATTTATAATGAGTAGTTTGGGTTGGGAAGTTCTTAATTGGAACGGAATTACTCCCGATGGTAAAGATTATACAGGAGTGGCAGTTGAGGCACCCGTATCGGCCGGAGTTGATATAGACTCAGTTGGACAAAATACAAAAAGAGCAAAAAAGCTTAAATTATCACCAATGGATAAATTTCATAGTGATAATATTTTTGATTTAAAAGAATATGTAAATTTATTAGTTACAGATAAACAAGATAATGGAAAGGAGTTATTATTAATGGGTGGAGCCTATGGACACATGAATCATCCCTTTGATGATAAAAATTTGACATTTGGTGATTTAAAAAACATTATTACTTTAGGATTGGGTGGAAATCTTAGTCGTGAAGATAATGTTACAGAGAAACTTGATGGTCAAAATTTAATGGTTAGTTGGAAAGATGGAAAATTAGTCACGGCCAGAAATAAAGGTCAACTAAAGAATTTTGGAGCAAATTCGATGGATACGAGTGGAGTAGCATCTAAGTTTGCAGGTAGAGGTGATATTAGAGATGCATTTGTATTTGCAATGAAAGATTTGGGAAAATCTATCGGTAGATTATCCGATGCACAAAAAGAAAAGATTTTTGGTAATGGTAAGAATTGGATGAATCTTGAAGTCATGTATCCAGCATCATCAAATGTAATCAATTATGATAAAGCAGAGATTGTATTTCACGGAGCATTAGAATATGATGATAGCGGGAAGGCAATTGGAGAACTTAAAGGTTCTGGACGAATGTTGGCAGGTATGATTAAACAAGTTAATCAACACGTACAAAAACATTATAAAATTGGTAAACCTCAATTTTTAACAGTATCTAAAGTACAAGATTTTGGAAAAAAGAAGGCTGGGTTTATCAGTAGATTAAATAAATTACAAAAAGAATATGCATTAAAAGATAATGATACTTTATCTATGTATCATCAATCATTTTGGGAAGAATTTATCTTTAACGCAACAAAACAACATAGTGCAAAAATATCGAATAAAGTTTTGATTAATTTAACTAAAAGATGGGCGTTTTTTGATAAGTCATATAAGATACCAACGATTAAAAAAGATTTGAAGAAATTTCCTGATTTTTTAGACTGGGTATTATCATTTGATAAGAATGACCATCAAGAAACGGTAAAACAGAATATGAAACCCTTTGAAGTTTTATTTTTTGATGTAGGTGCACAAATATTGAAGAATATTAGTGGATATTTAGCAGTTTCGGGAGATAGTACGGTACAAAAGATAAGAAGAGATGTAATTGCGGCAATAAAACAGGTAAAACGAGGTAAAGATGTTAAAAAGTTGGCTACGTTAAAACACCAACTTGAAAAATTAGAAGCAATTGGTGGACTATCTTCAATAGTTCCATCAGAAGGAATAGTATTTAAGTATAAAGGTAATACTTATAAGTTTACAGGAAGTTTTGCTCCGATTAACCAGATTTTGGGATTGGTGAACTTTTAATACATTTTTTTGTATCCTATATATTTATATAAAGGTATGGGATATTATAGAATATATAAAACAACCAATTTATTGAATGGAAAGTTCTACATAGGACAGACCAGACAAAATAATAATCGCTATTATAAAGGTAGTGGAATTATATTGAGTAATGCTATCAAAAAGTATGGTGGTGAAAACTTTATTGTTGAAACATTAGAAGTAGTAGATAGTATTGATAAATTAGATGAAAGAGAGAAATATTGGATTAGTAAATTAAAACCAGAATACAATATTTCACCAGGTGGTTTAACTAATGATGCAGTTGCAGGTGGTAAAGCAACATTGGGTTTAAGGAGAACGAAAGAACAAAAAAAGAAAATGAGTTTAGCACAAAGAAACTCAAAGATACATAAGGAAGTAATGAGAAGTAAAGAAGTAAGAGAAAAAATTTCAAGAGGAGTTTCTAAAGTTAGTAAAGAACTTTGGAAAAGTGATGAGTATAGAGAGAAACAGAGATTGGCTCACAAAAGATATTATGAGGAAAACCCGAAAGTGAAAAAAGAAGATTTAATAAAAGTATTAGAAAGTAATAAGTCAGTAACAGAAATCATCTATGAATTAGGTGTAAGTATTCCGACATATTACAAATATAAAAGGCAATACGGAGTATAGGTTATTATGGGATATAGTAGAGAAAATCAAAGACAAAACGAAGCATTACAATCAATTCTTGATGGTAAGTCTCCAGAAAAACGTATAATGGTAGGATATCAAGGAGATAAAATAGGACTTACTGAAACAGAGAAAGAAGAACGAAAAATTTCTTCAGAAAAGGCAGATGTATTAAAAGAAGCAAGAATGCCGTGGTTTTGTCCAGAATGTAAGAAAATAATGAAAAGTCGGTTAGATACTAAATTTTATTATTTACAAAGTAGGTGTCATGATTGTGTGGTAAACGAAGAAACCAAAATGAGAATAAATGGTACTTATGAAGAATATGAAAAAACAAAAGTTAGAGAAAATAAACGGTCTTATATCAAAGATTTAAAACAAACCATAGAAGAGTGGAAAAATTCTCCAGATGCGGTCACATTTTTGAATCAGGTAAGAGCGGATGGTTATTCGGTAGATGAAGAAAAGTGGGGTGGAGATGATGGAGAAGAAATGAAAAAACTTTTAGTGGAAGCTGAAGATTATTTAAAAAACTTAGAAGAAACAATTTAATTGATATTTATATGTATGTTAACATAGATAATTAGGAGATTTTACTATGACACAAGATGAATTGCGTAATATAATTCGTACAGAGATTAAGGAAGTGATGACGGAAGACGGTAAAGGTTTAGAAGATTATAAACTTCCCGCTCAAGCCGAAAGATATTTAAATAAAGCAGTTGATGCTATTAAAGGTGCTAATCTTAATCGTAAAAGACAAGTAGCAGCACTGGCAAGAATAGTTAAGGCGTTAAATTTGGATAAAAGTGATTTAATTAGATACTTTGCTAAAATTAAACGTGGTCTTTAATGAGTAGGGACTCAATCAGGAAATTCTTTAAAAAAATTAATCCTGTTTGGATATTTACTTTTTTTCTGGGATTATCTCAACTATTATCTAAGATAAAAAAGAAGAAAATAGTAAAGATAGACAAAAAAATTAAAGATATAAAGAAAAAAAAGAAACAAATTAAGTCTGCCACTAAATCTGTTTCTAAAAAAAGTGATAATTTAAAGGCAAAGGCAGAAAAACTTGAAAAAGAAATAGAAGAAGTAAAAAAAGGTTCTTCTAAGACAAAGAAAGTAAAAGATATTTCTGAGGCTGAAGATTTTTTAAGAGAATTTGCTAAGAAAAAATAATAGGAGATTAAAATGGCAATACCAGACAATTTAGCACTGGGTGATTATAATAAGGTAACAGAGGTGGCGTCAAGTACTACCTTTCATGCCACAGGTTCAAATTCTGGTGCGGGATTTATTGTTGAAAATGCTACTAATGTAGTAATACATTGTGCTAGTGGTGGAACATTAGATACGGATCAAATTACCACTAAAACACTTTATCCAATTGGTGTAAGGAAAGTAGTAATTGGTTCAACTGGTGTAGTTCACGTCCTACATAGATAATTAAAATAATCTTGACTAATGAAATGGATAATACACTTATTCCTAATTGGTTCACTTTTCGGACAAATGACTCTGACCGAAGAGGATGCTATAAGTTTAACTAATAATATAAAACAGTTACAATTTGAAGTAGAAAGTTTATCAAAAATAGTTTCGTATCAGGACAGTTTATTTGATATTTATAAGGGAAAGTCAGTAGAAGATGATTCTTTAAAAGTTTTATATGAATCTCAAATTAAATTATCTGATGAACAAATTAAGTTATTAGAAAAGAAGGTAAAATTAGTAAAACCATCTTGGTATGAAAATAAATGGTTATATTTTGTCTATGGAGCAGGAATAGTCGGAATACCGGCATATAATATAGGTAAAGGTATCAACTGGTTTAAATAATGGATAATAAGAAAAATATAAAAAATGCAATAAAACGAGAATTTTTAAAATGTGCAGAATCTCCTGTATATTTTTTAAGAAAGTATTGCGTAATTCAACATCCACTTAAAGGGAAAATACCATTTAATTTGTATGATTTTCAAGAAAGAACAATTGAAGATTTATTAAAAAATGAATATAATGTTATTTTAAAGGCAAGACAGTTAGGTATCAGTACATTAACTGCGGGATATGCATTATGGATGATGACATTTCATCAAGATAAGAACATATTAGTAATTGCCACCAAACAAGATACTGCTAAAAATTTAGTAACAAAAGTTCGTGTAATGCACGCAAATCTTCCAAGTTGGTTAAAGGCCAATTGTGTGGAAGATAATAAATTATCATTAAGATATAGAAATGGTTCTCAAATCAAGGCAATCGCAAGTTCAGATGAAGCAGGTCGTTCAGAGGCACTATCTTTATTGGTGTTAGATGAGGCGGCATTTATTCCTAAAATAGATTCAATATGGACTGCTGCATCTCAAACATTGGCATTAGGTGGTAGATGTATTGCACTTTCTACACCAAATGGTGTTGGTAATTGGTTTCATAGAACTTGGGTAGATGCTGAAGATGGTGCTAATAATTGGAATATGATTAAACTTCATTGGACTATACATCCAGATAGAGAACAACCTTGGAGAGATGAACAAGATAAATTATTGGGGCCTTCAATGGCCGCTCAAGAATGTGATTGTGACTTTATCACTTCTGGTCAATCTGTAGTTGATGGTGTTATTTTAGAAGAATATAGAACCACTATGGTAAAAGACCCTATGGAAAAACGTGGAGTTGATAATAATGTTTGGATATGGGAACAACCAAATTATACAAAAGATTATGTTGTGAGTGCAGATGTTAGTAGGGGGGATGCGACCGACTACTCGGCATTTCATGTTATGGAAGTAGAAGATTGTAAACAAGTAGCGGAATATAAAGGTAAGATTTCTACAAGGGATTATGGTAACTTACTTGTAAATATATCTAAGGAATATAATAACGCATTATTGGTAATTGAGAACGCCACAATTGGGTGGGCAGCAATTCAACAAGTAATAGATAGAGAATATGATAACTTATTTTATATGAGTAAAGATTTACAATATGTGGATACACAAAAACAAATGTCTAATAAACTTTATAGACAAGAAAAACAAATGATTCCTGGGTTTACAATGTCTACAAAAACAAGACCTTTGGTTATTTCTAAATTAGAAGAATTTTTTAGAGAAAAATCAGTTAAAGTTTATTCCCAGAGATTAATTGATGAATTATTCGTATTTATATATAACGGAACTAAAGCTGAAGCTATGCAAGGATACAATGATGACTTAGTAATGTCATTTGGTATTGGATTGTGGATAAGAGAAACAGCATTAAGATTGAGGGCCGAAGGAATAGAATTACAGAAGAAAAGTTTGGCGGGGATTGATATGAATCCTGGTATATATGTAACAGATGAAAACCCTGGTCAGGATGCCTGGCAATGGGATGTAGGAAATAGAAATAAAGAAAAAGAATCATTGGAATGGTTAATTAATTAGAGGAAAGTATGGCAGATACATCAATAAGAGCTCGACTGTTTAGATTATTTTCAGGTAACGTTATTGTTAGAAACGTTGGTGGAAGAAAATTAAAAGTAGCAGATACGAGTAAAGTACAATATTTACCACAAAAACAATTGGTGGATAGATATCAACGATTGTTTTCAACGGGTAAAGGATTATCTGGATATTCAGATACCGCAATGGTACGCTCAATGCGGTTAGGGTTATTTAGAGATTATGAATCAATGGATAGTGATTCTATTATATCATCAGCATTGGATGTTTATTCAGATGAATCAACAATGAAATCCGAGTATGGTGATGTTTTAACAATCAATAGTGATAATGATCAAATAAAACAAATATTACATAATTTATTTTATGATATTTTGAATGTAGAATTTAATTTATGGTCTTGGGTTCGTAATATGTGTAAGTATGGAGATTTCTTTTTACATTTAGAAATAGATGATAAATATGGAGTTAAAAATGTAGTTCCGTTATCAAGCTATGATGTAGTGAGATTAGAAGGAATTGATCCAGAAAATCCAGAATATGTTAAGTTTGTATTAGAATCAGCAGATCCAAATCAGACAAAAGTAACTCATACTCAACAAGAATTTGAAAATTTCGAAATTGCACATTTTAGATTATTGGGAGATTCAAATTATTTACCGTATGGTAAGGCTATGGTTGAAGGTGGTAGAAAGACTTGGAAACAACTTTCACTTATGGAAGATGCTATGTTGATTCACAGAATTATGAGAGCTCCAGAAAAGAGAGTATTTAAAATTGATATAGGTAATATTCCACCAAACGAAGTTGATAATTATATGCAACAAATTATCAATAAAATGAAAAAGGCACCCGTAGTAGAAAAAGAATCTGGTGATTATAATTTACGATATAATATGCAAAACATAACAGAAGATTTCTTTGTACCTGTTCGTGGTGGAGATAGTGGAACACAAATAGATTCATTACCTGGATTAACTTATGAAGCAGTTGAAGATATTGAGTATCTAAGAAATAAGTTGATGGCAGCATTAAAGATTCCAAAGGCGTTTCTTGGATACGAAGAACAAGTTGGTTCAAAGGCAACTTTAGCAGCAGAAGATGTTAGATTTGCAAGAACGATTGAAAGAATACAAAGAATTATTGTTAGTGAATTAACAAAGATTGCTATTGTACATTTATACGTACAAGGATATACAGACGCAGATTTAGTTAATTTTGATTTAGGTTTAACAAATCCATCTACAATATATGAACAAGAAAAAATTGAGTTGTGGACGAGTAAAACTTCACTTGCATCTTCAATGTTACAAGATGGTATAGTTTCTACAGATTGGATTTATAGAAACATATTTGGATTCACCGAAGAAGAAATTAAAAAAGAAGATGAAGGTATTGTTTTCGATTTTAAGCAAAAATTTAGAAGAGGACAAATAGAAACGGAAGGAAATGATCCAGCAAAATCTGGTGAATCACAAGGAACACCGAGTGATTTAGCTATGGGAAGAACTGGTCATGAGTTAGAAGATGAGGGTGGAGCTCCAGAAGGTGGACAGCCGGGAGCAGGTAGACCTAAAGAAGGCCCTCACTATGGAAAAGATGGTAGTGCAAGAGGAAGAGATCCATTAGGAAAACACGATAAAAGAAAAGGTGGGAGTGGAGCACCTAAATATGGTAAGTCATTAGCTTTAGCCCACGTTGATAAACTAAAGGGAACATTAATTAAACCTCATACAAAGATATTAACTGAGTCTGAGGAAGTAAAAGAGGAATATGATAAGGAAATAAATTCTAAATCGTAATATATATAAATTTTAGAAGTTTAATATTTATAATAGAGTGAATATAATTATCATTGGAGTGATATATGTCTAAAAAGTTGAAGCACAGTAAAATTAAAAATACTGGTGTGTTATTTGAAGTTTTGACTCGACAAATAACATCAGATATACTGAGCAATAAAGAATCAAAATCTGTAAATTTAGTCAAAAAGTATTTTAATAAAAATACTGCATTAGGTAAAGAGTTAGAATTATATGAAATTTTAACAAAAGAACGATATAATTCTGAAGAACGTGCAAACAGATTGGTAGATGCCGTCTTAAAAGAACGGGCACAAATTACAAATGCCTCTCTTAGAAGGGAAAAATTTAATTTAATAAAAGAAATTAAAGAAGATTATGATGTAAAAAAATTATTTACTTCAAAAATCCCTAATTTTAAACAATTGGCTTCCATTTGGAAACTATTTTCTATTGAGACTTCAAACGAAAGTTATAGTCCAAAAGAAGAAGTAGATTCAAGATATACTATTGTTGA